GTCAAATTCGTCTGTTCAAATTTGGCAAGAAGATTTTTGATAAGATTACAGAGGCAATGAATCCTGAATTTGCAGATGAGACACCAGTTAACCCATTTGATTTGTGGGAAGGCGCCAACTTCAAGTTAAAGATTCGTAATGTTGAAGGCTATCGTAATTATGATAAATCAGAGTTTGCTGATAAGTCTGCACTCTTTGATGGTGATGATGACAAACTTGAAGATTTGTGGAAGAAAGAATTTTCTCTGAAAGAATTTACAGAGAAGAAACAATTCAAATCATATGACCAGTTGAAGACTCGTTTGGATAAAGTTCTTGGTTTTGAAGGCACACCTGCACCAAAGACTAAGGCTGCTGATACAGTTTCTTCAATTAAGGAAGATGATGATGTCTCTTTTGAGACCGCATCAAACATTGATGATGAAGATTTGGATTATTTCAAGTCACTCGCAAATCAAGACTAAAGAATCCCATGCAAGTGCTTAGACACCCGCTTCGGCGGGTGTTTTTTTATGCTGCGGCGTTTGCTAGTGATGAACCAACATCGTTTCTTTTTGAAGAAGCAACTTGTGTTTTTTTGACGACCTGATTGTTTGTTGTAGGTGCATTTACAATAACAGGCGTTTGTGGTTTCATTTGTTGTCTTTGACCAGATGCAACACCCGTAGAGGCTGATGCCAATTGAGTGCCTGAACCACCTTGCATTTGTGCATATATTTCTGCGGCAGATGCTTCTCGTTTTGCAGCATACTCAGCACCACCAGCAAAACCAACTGCTTTGTTTACCTTACTCATGTTATCCATGTCTTCAGGTTTCATTCTCTTGTAACCTAAGAAGAACCAAGGAATTGCTTTTGCAGCAACTTCTGGAGAATTCAAAGCATCAGGATTACTTAATAAGTCTGTACCTGTTGCCTTTGAGATTGCTGCATACTGATTTTTTCCCGTGTGTTGAATAAATCCTCGACCACGATATTTGTAACCATCTCCTGGAGCTGAGTTACCATCTGTTGTCTTGTAAACATGATTTGCAAGTGCTTCAGGATTTTTAACAAACTGTTGTGCAAATTCAATCGATGGTATTCTTCTCTTACCAAAGATTTTTTGTATTCTATCAGCGGAACTGTAATTTAGATTTTCACTTTTTACTTTGAAATTCGATTCTGCTTTTACTGTTGCCAACACATTAGCATGTGCCTTTGGTGAAGTAATACCCGCATCATTCAAAGCACTTACAACTAAACCCGGTGTGCCACCAGGTACTTCTGCTGGCTGTGCAGTTGGTTTTTCTGCTGCGCCTGCGGGCGGTTTTGGTTCTGGTGTTGGCGGTGGTGGTTTTACTGATGGTTTTGCTTCTGCCTTTTTAGCAGAAGGCATCGGAGAAGGAACAATAATTGGTGCAGGTGTAGGTGCAGGTTCAACAGGAGGTGGAGCTTTTGCCATCTCAGCTTCACGGCGCATTGTCTCCGTTTTTTCTGGAAGACCCATTCTTGCACGAACAATCTCATCTTCACCTGTGTATTGTTTTTCTTTTTCTAATTTTCGAATGCGTTCAGTTTCTTGTGCCTCTTTTTGTTGACGAAGGAGTTTTTGTCTTTCTGCTGTGTCATCAACTGGTTCTTCTTTTTTACCAATACCTAATCTCTTTTTAATTCCTTCTGGAATCATATCAATAATTCCATTTACTTTACCCATAAAGGCATCGTAAAGTTTTTTAATTGTCGTAATTGGTGAAGTAATTAAATCACGCCATATTTCAAAATAACCAACAAAGAAGTCACCAATTTTACTGAAGAAACCAGATACAGTATCAATAATTGGTTGCACGAATGCTTTTAATTTTTCTCCAATCGATGCGACAGAATCATTAAACCATTGGCCAATACTTGTAGTAAACTCATCAAATTTTGTTTTGATTGCATCGAATAGACCAGATGCCCATTCTACAAAAGTATCTTTGAAGGTAACAAACACAACACCAACAATTGCAGCAAGTCCCAAATACTTTGTAAGTTTTTGTGCCATCTTACTCTTAGAGTATTGGTCTTTTAGTTTCTCATATTTCTTCTTTGCTTTTTCTTTGAGTTTTTCTTTAGCTTTAGAAATGAGTGTGGGTTTTTTATCTTCAGTAGTTTCTACATCCAGTTTTTTTGCTCTTTCTCCTTCTTTGAGAAACTGAGCATCTGCACCTCTCGCTGGTTTACCACCTTCTAACTTAACCAATGTTTGAATGTTCTGTCTCGCAACATTCAAATCACGAGCAAAACCAGGCAAAGACATAAAGTTTTTGCCGATGACTTTTAATAGTGCGTTTGGATTTTCTTTGACGACACCTTGGGATTTTGCAACACCAAGAATCTTATCTTTTATTGAACCGCCAAGAATTTTTGAAATATCTGCCATACTATGTTCTAATTAATCTGGCAAATTCTTCATTGTATGCATCTGCAACTGGTGGTTTAGCGTCATCTTGTGCAGAAGAAGAATTGGTTGTTGTTGGCGCATTTACAACGGATCCTGTATCAGCAGCAGATTCCATTCTTTGTCCTTCTGCAACATCTGAAGAAGCCTGAGAAACATCTGCACCAGAAGGGGCAGAACTACCGGCAGATATTGCTCCACCGCCACCACTACCGCCTCCACCACCGCCACCAGAAACAGCAGAAGCAGATTCAGCACCGCCGCCTGAAGATACCGAGGGTGATGCTGCAGCAGCTGCACCTGCACTTACTGTACCACTTTTAGATTTTTTTATCGCATCGATTTGACTTTGAAATTCAGCGTTTGCAGCTTCCATTGCAGGTCTTTCAGATTTTTCCATATATTCTTTGTAATCATCTTCTATTTCTTTTACTTTTTCTGGTTGGTCTGGATATCTTCTTTTAAGAGATGCAACATGCCGGTCGGCTGCAGCTTGTCTTTTTGCAAATGCATTTTTATTTGCTTCAATGTATCCTTCTAATTGTTTAATCTTATCTGCATCTGACATTTCTGGTGCAGGAGTAGGAGCAGATTGAACAGGTGCTGGTGGTGTTGCAGGTGTCGGTGGCGCAGGCATTTCTAATGGTTGACCAAGTGCCTTGGATGCCTCACCTGTAAGTGCCTTGTTTAATTCATAATTTCTTTGTGCTTGGTCTAATGGCACACCTTCTGCCGTAACAGGAGTTGGCGTTGTTTCAGTTGGCGCAGGTTCAGGATATTTTGCGGCAAATTCTTGTGCTTTTCCAAACAAACCTTTTGCATCACCCGCTTGAACTGCACCAAACAGACCACCAATATCAGCAGACTTCTCATCAGATTCACCCGCAGATTTTGCCATGCCAGATGCAAACTTTGACATGTCTGGCATATTAGGTTTAACTTTTGCCATTTCTTTTGGTGCTTCATCTTCTACTTTAATACCAAATAAACCTTTGAAGAAGTCTTTGATACCATTAAAAATGTTTGATATTGTATCTGTTATTGGAGAAAAGAAATTTGAAATAGAATCAAACATACTTTTAAGAGTGTCTTCACCTAACAAACCAAAAGTCAAAAAGTTTAACATGCCGCCAAGACCAGCAACTACTGCTTCACTAAAACTTCCTGTCTCTTGGTATTTTTTGAAACCATCGGTAATTCCACTAAACAATGTTCCGATAATTGCGAGTGGAAGAAAAACTTTACTAAAAATTTTCATTAAAGATTTGACATTGAATAGTGATTTTATTGATGACATGAAATTACCACTAAACATACCCATTATGGAATCTAACATGCCACCTTCTTTATCACCTGAAGGAGCTGCAGCAGTAGGAGTAGTTTCAGCTCCACCTGCTTTCATTCTTTGTGCTTCTAATGCCCTTTCACGCTCATCTTCTTTAAGAAAGAATGCATCAGCAGCACCTCTAGACTTACCACCTTTTAATTTTACAAGTTTAACAACATTCTGACGAAGAACATTCATGTCTCTGGCCATGCCAGGAAGTGCCATAGAATTTTTTGCAATGACTTTCAGTAAAACAGCAGAATCACCAGACATTTCTGCGCCGCCAACTTTTTCTGGTCCTTTTTCTTTTCCTGCTTTTCCTTTTACACCTAATTTGCCACGAATCATTGCAGAAAACATGTCTTCACCACCAAACATGGCACGAACAATGTTTTCTTTACTGAATTGTTTACCAAAGTCTTTAGCAGAACCAGCGGCTGCTGACTTGGCACCACCAATCAATCCTTTGCCAGATTCTAGTTCAGATAGATATTTACTTGCAAAACTCATTATCGTTTTCTAGTTGCCTTCTGTAATTCTATGCGTTCTTTTTCTTCCTGCAAATACTTCACCAGCAGAGACACATAAATGTTTCTTTCCCAAGGTATCATAGTTTCCAATTCAGACAAACTATACTTGTGATGTTGCATTAAAGCAAAGTTTGTCTCGTAGTAATTCTTCAGAGTATCATAACGAAATATTAGACGAAAAAATTTTGCATGCCCTTTATCGTCATGTCTTCTTCATAAGAACATTTTGGGCATTTGAAATGAACATCTTTCTTCACTTCAGGCATTGTATCAAAAAACTCTTTGAATTTTTCTAAATCTTTTTGTTGAAGACTATCAACAAATTCCTCTAGTTCTTCTCTTGTCGTATCTTTTGCATAATAAATTTGTTCTTTGTCGTAAATGTAATCAATACAATCGACAAGAATGCGAATCATCACCTCATTCTCATTTAACTTTTCATACTTCTGAATCATGTCAAATGTTGGATACTTAAAACAGATACCCAGATTCTCTGTAATTTGAATTTTGTTTTTATGTTCTGGATTCTTTGTTGGTTCAATTTCTAAAATATTCAAATCAAACTCAACAATGCCGCTGCACTTTTGGTCTTCGCCTTTTTCGTCTTTGATTACATTGTTGCACTTGTATCGTAGATTTACAATTTCTTCTACTGACCTTGCACGAAGATGCATAAACAAAAATTCCAAATCGAAAGTTGGAAGATTGTCAACATCAATCTCATCAAGCACACAATTCTTTAACACTTGACGAATAACACTAATCATTTCGTTTGGGTCTTCAGACTCAGAAGCCATTAAAAATAACTTCTGTTCTTTGACCAGAAATGGGCGAAAACGAACAGGTTTGCCTGTCGAAATTAAATTGACAGTATGAATAGGAACATCTAATTTAGGTAACATAATATCCTCGCTTTGTTAATTAAAATGCACGACCGATTGGTAATGCTCTTGCTGCGGCCGTTCCAAAGAGTGCAGTCGCAGCTGAAGCCAAATCATATCCACCGTCATAGACTGGTCGATATCTTTGATAGGCAAATTGAATTGAGAGGCGATGAAAGCCTTCCTCACCCCAACTTAAAGTTTGTGGTGCAATTCCAATAGGAAATGCATCGATTAATTCTACCGCAAAAATTCTTTTAATGAATTCATCGTATTGAATAATTTTAATGTTTGTCAGATACCGTGATTGTTGACCTTTTGGAAAACGAACATTGTTTGTATCTGAAGGATGAATTGCTTCCATCCAACGGTCAAACAATTTGCGTTCATAGAAATCATTGGTACACAAAAAGGTCAATGTTGTATCTGTATATTGTGTTTGATACGGCACTTTGAAAGTAGGACCATAAATTTTGACATCGGCTGTTGCAGTTGTTCTACCAGGCAATTCTGCACTTTCACATTGAAGTGCCAGATATCTTGTCAAAGAAGAATTAGATGTTTTTGAATATTCATCAGATTCACCTTGTCTTCCAAAAGCAGAACCAATTGCATCAGACACATCACTAAAAATTGAGTTTGGAAAGTTCAATATCTTTTCGATGATTGAATTGCCGACAAACTGATTAACATATGGTGGAATAGGAAGAATGACTTCAAAACGATTAGGTTTTGCAAGCCCGTCTTTGCCACGAATGTTCGATAAAAATAAATTTGGTGAAAACGACATTTAGAATTTCTTTCGTGAATCTGCGTAAACTTTGCTTTCAGATGCAGTAAATTGTTGCACAGGTAAAAGTGCAGCAATATCCCATTCATCAGCAGGTATCTCTAAAAATCGAGATGTTATATTTGTGAAAAGATACCTCTTGATGCATGGCATGGCTTCATATGCGGTTGAAGCTGCCGTCAAGTATTCATATGTCACACGAAACTTAGTCTTCTCATTAAATTTCGTATTGTTCAATGTATCACTTAATTTGTCTAAAAGAATGATTCGTTGCTTTGGGTGAATGTAGTGCAAGTTCAACCCTAAAAACCCGTCTGAGTATCGTTCTATTGGAATCACCAATGGGAACCTGTCGTAATATGGCAACGAATCTTTCAACTTTGGATCATAAAAAAAGAAATACATTTTACCAATGAAAGACTTATCTTTTAGGCGTTCTCTGTCTTTCATCAAAGCAGTAGGAGTAGGTTTCAAATCTCCTACTTTTGCCTTTAACCAACTTCTTGCTTTGAATGTTCTAGGTGTCAGACCTTCTTTTGCAAGAGATTGCTTGATTCTGTCGAGTAAATACGCCATTCTGTATTTATCTTACAAACCAAGTTCTTTTTCAGTTATCAACTTAAACTGCCAACCGTGTTCTTTGCAAAACAAGTCTGCCGCTTTCCATTTTTCTTGGTTAATGGCATAGGTGATAGTTTCTTGGATAAACTGTTTTGTCTTTCTTTTTTGAGTAGGCTGTTGTGTTTGTTTGAATGGTTTCACTTCTAAAACAAGGGTAGATTCTTTGTCTCCTTGTTTCACTCTTGTAATGAAATCAGGAAAATAACGATGCACTCTGTTGTCAACTGGTGAGACATAGGGAATGTAAAGTTCTTCAGATGCCCACCAGATAACCTTTGGATTCTCATCCAAGTATTTCATAACACGCAACTCCCAAGAAGAACGATAGACGATTCCGTTTGGGTCGCCTTTGTATTTCTTAGGGTTTTGGGGCTTAAACCATCCTTTATATGACATAAATACTATCTATCTCTCTTTAGGAACAAATATGCCTCTTTTTGGTTTCGGCGACATACAATTTAATAAAGGTTCTGTGACTAGAAAAGGTCCTCTTGGTGACCTAGTAGATGATGCTTTTAAGACTTCAACTCTTAGATATCCAGTCGATGTTGGCAACTATGATAAAGCACACTATATGGTGTTTTATATTCGCCAACAATCCAACACTAAATTTCCAACAGGACTTGTCGATGAAAATGCAGTAAACTCTGCGGCTTCAGCTCTGCAAAACAATGCCTTTTCTCAATTAAATTCTTTGACACCATCTAACATTGGGTCGCAAGTTGGTGGTGCATTGCTCAGTAAAATCAATAATGGACTGAGTGAAATCAATAAAGCAACAGGCGGTGCCTTAGATGGCATAACTTCTGCTGTGGGTAAAACAGCAGGTGGTGTTGTAAATGATATCAATAACTT